TGATGCAGTTCGAGAAGAAGAAGAACTTCAGTAAGATGAAAGAGGATTATGCCTGATCTATTTGGTATTGATGAAAGCATTCTTGGTGGTTGGGAAGATCCATATCCCCAACCAGAAATACACAAGCACGACGGCTTCTATGTCGTTCGTGATGACCTGTTGGTGGCAGGATCCAAGTGCCGCTTCATTGATTACATGATCGGAAAGTCTAAGATTAAAGAGTGGGTGTATGGAAGTTCACCCGCAACAGGTTATGCTCAAATGTCACTCGCTCATGTCTGTACCCGATACAATAAGAAAGCCGTTGTCTTTATGGCAAAGCGTGATCCAAAGAATATGCACGAATACCAAACCAGAGCGATTGAGTATGGTGCAGAGATGCACTGGGTTCCAAACGGAATGTTGTCGGTGACAGAGAAGAGAGCGAGAGACTATGTTGCCGAGGATCCCGAAACAAGATCCCTCTTACCAATCGGCTTTGACCATCCTACCGTTCTTGCTAGTATTAAAAAAGTTGCAGAGTCTATAGATGAACCCGAAGAGGTTTGGACGGTGGGATCGAGCGGAACTCTGACTAGAGGGTTGCAATCTGCATGGAAATCTGCTAAATTTAATGTCGTGATGGTCGGTCACAAAGGTGATTACGGACGAGCGAAAGTTTACAAGTCATCCTATGAGTTTTCAAAGCCGACAAAAGTTTTACCCCCATATCCTTCCGCTCCAACTTATGATGCGAAGGTTTGGGAGTTTGTGAAAGAACACGCATCCCCCGGTGCGTTAATATGGAATGTAGGAAAATGAAACCATTTTACGAACGAAATAATTATGTGATTAACAGTGATGTGAATGTTTGCTTTGAGGAACTCCTTGAAATGAACGAGGATCAGTTTCGTGAATGGGTTGTCGAAATGCGAAAGACAATCTGTGATGCGTGGGATGCTTACGGTTGTCCTCCACGGACTGGCAAGAACGAAGAAGAAATTATCGAAGCGTGGAACAAACTTGAGAGTTATCCTGTTCGTGATTTCGAGCGTGACGATGAACTCTCTGACATTCCACGAGATGTGATCGTGAATAAATCACGAATGGGTGTGGAGGCAGATCAATTCTTTGACAACTTGTTCAAAACACGGATCAACTACACCGAAAAGGATAACGGCTACTCCATCTATGACTTGGTGTCAGATCCGGATCGTGAGGAGCAATTCTTCAAGGGATGTAAGCGACACTTCCGTCGTGACTCGTTTTATAGTTTTGCGTTATCGGCAATCAAGAACGACAAGAAGTATGCTGTGATTGAAGTATCGTCTGGAGTAGAGTGGCTGGAAACTTTCTTCTCGACTCCCGACTTGTTCATCGGCAAAGACTTCATTCTAGAACAAGTCAAGATTCGTGACGGTTTGAACTCTGGTTATTTTCAACTGGAACAATCAAAGATCCTACAAGTCACACGAGAAGATGTTCAGCGATTCAAAGACTCTGGACAACTTCAGTATCGTCATCACTCAACATTCGATATCGAAAATATGCCGGACGATAAGGTATATTCAATCCGCATATATGATAAGGGAAAGAAGGTCTTTCCTACTAATTTCAAAGCGTTCCGGATTGGTTACATTCAACCTGCCGTGAACTTCCCACCAATGACAGCGAAATATCTCTATGAAAGATTTACTGAAGATATCAAAGATCAAGAAGTTATTAAAATCTATGATCCGTCCGCAGGATGGGGAGGTAGGATTCTCGGAGCGATGTCCGTTCGTGATGACCGAAACATTCATTACATCGGCACTGACCCTAACGTTGATAATTATTTGCCGGATGGTTCCTCAAAGTATTCAGCCATCGCAGATTTATACAACACAAAGACAAACCGAGCCAACACATTTTTTAATGGACCTGTTAACACTTATGAAGTCCATTGTCTTGGGTCCGAAGTAATTCAGTTTGAAGAAAAATTTCAGAAGCACAAGGGTGAGGTTGATCTTGTCTTTACTTCACCACCATACTTCAACCGTGAAGCATATAGTGAGAATGAGAATCAGTCCTACAAGAAGTTTGGTTCCTCTTACGAATCGTGGAGAGATGGATTCCTTCGTCCCACATTAGAAACGGCAGTCACTTGGCTGAAGTCCGAGAGATATCTCCTGTGGAACATCGCAGACATTCTGGTGTCTGGTAAATACCTCCCGCTTCAGGAGGACACCAAAAATATTCTCGAAGAATATGGTGTCGAATATAAATATACATTGAAGATGGCACTCGAAGGAATGCCGGGACAGAATCGTGTAGGAGAAGATGGGAAACCAACTTGTAGGAACTATTGCAAAGTGAACGATAGATATCTAAAACACGAGCCAGTTATGGTGTTCTGGAAACCATGACAGATAGAGGAGACTACATCCCCATAAATGATCGGGGTCTTCCCGTTGTTTACGAGAGAGGAGATGAGGTTTCTCATGGTGGTGGCACATTTAGAGCCATAAAAAGAAATACCTATTTGGACGGAGAGCCGGGTGTTGGTGATTCTTGGGAGAGACTAACCCAATCTTTTGTTCATAGTAATGGCAATAATCCTCATGCCAATCCAAATATCGGTGATGAATGGTATGATAAAAACACTGGTATATTATTCAAGTTTTTAGACGATGGAAATTCCAAACAATGGGTTGAAGTCAACTAAAATATTTGTTATACTATGTGAAAAGGAGCGATAAAATTATTCTCATCGACAACAACCAAATAATTCTTTCCAGCATTTTTACCGCTGCAAAGACCGCTCAGACTGAGGACGATTATGGCTTCATTCGACATTTAGTTCTCAACACCTATCGAAAATATTTGTCAAAGTTCCGCAGAGATTATGGGGAACTTATCATCTGCAACGATTCTAAAAATGTCTGGAGAAAAGACTTTTTTCCGCAATACAAAAGAAATCGAAGTGAGAGACAAAAGAAATCAAAATTTGATTGGGGTAAAATTTTTAACGAACTTCACACAATTCGTGAGGAAATGAAGGATGTTTTCCCATATCGGTTTGTTCAGGTTGATAGAGCCGAGGCAGATGACATTATTGCGGTGATTACAAAAAACTTTCACCACAAAGAAAAGATCATGATTGTTTCTTCTGACAAAGACTTTCAACAACTTCAGAGGTATCCAAACGTTGAACAATATAGTCCAGCAAAAAAAGGTATTCTCACTTGCGACGATCCTTACGATTTTTTATTGGATCATGTTGTTCGTGGTGATTCTAGTGATGGTGTTCCAAACGCTATAAGTGACGATGGAGTTTTCGTTGATAAACGAAGGCAAAATAGACTTACTAACAAAAAGATCGCAGAACTTAAAGAGATTGGTTTTCAGCAAGAAGACAACTACATGGAAAGAAACCAAAAACTAATTGATTTGACTATGGTTCCCGACTATATTGAAGAGGAAACCATGAGACAAATGGAAACAGAAGTTAGTGGGGATCGAAGTAAGATCCTAGATTATATGATGAAATATCGTTTAAGGAGTTTGATTGATAACTTGGAGGATTTTTAATTGAAAGATAAGAAAAATAAGTCAAAGAACATTGACAGTGAGCCCCGTGAATATAGAACAAGAGGCACACGAAAAAATCAAAGACGAAGGGATCGCAACAGCAGCAAACAAATGCTTCGTGATATGCAACACGATCCTAAACGATATGAATATTATGATGATTAAATAAGTGAGGTTTATATTATGAGTAAAATTTCGATTTCTAAAGAAACACTTGCGGTGTTGAAAAACTTCGCAGGGTTTAATTCTAATGTCCTCGTTCCAGAGGGTAATGTGATCAAGACGATCACACCAGCGAAGAATGTGATGGCCATTGCCACTGTACAGGAAGAGTTTCCTGTTGAGTTTGGTATCTGGGATCTGAACAAGTTTATCGGGACTGTCTCTCTGTTCGACAACCCGACATTCGAGTTCTTCGACAATCACATGAAGATTCATGGTGGTAGCGGATCCTCGATCAAATACATGTATTCTGCAAAGCGATTGTTGACAATCCCTGAGCGTGACATCAACATGCCAGATCATGTGGTGGAGTTTGATCTTCACGAAGATAGTCTGTTGGAGTTGAAGAAGGCTGGTGCTGTTCTTCAACTTGAGGATCTTTCGATTTTCACTGACAATGGTTCTGTTATTGGAAAAGTCTTTGACAAGTCCGATCCAACTAGCAATAATTACTCCATTGAACTTTGTGGTCTTGTTGAACCGAAGAAGTTTGATTTCCACTTCAAGTTGGAAAATCTTCGATTCCTCCCCGGCGATTATACTTGCCAGATCACGGAAAAGGTTGTGAGTCGTTTTGTTTCGGCAAACGATGATCTTGAATACTATGTCGCATTGGAATCTACTTCTACTTACGAGGGATAATTTTGGAACAGAAACAGTTTTTGTGGGTCGAGCGGTATCGTCCGCAGACCATTGATGAATGTGTTCTCCCAGAGGATCTGAAAGATACATTCAAAGATATGATCCAGTCCGGTGAAAGTCAGAACCTTATGTTCTCCGGCTCTGCTGGCACTGGTAAAACCACGGTTGCACGAGCGATCTGCAACGAGTTGAACGCAGATCATATTGTGATTAACTGCTCGGAGAGTGGCAATATCGACACGCTCCGGACAACGATTCGTGACTTCGCAAGCACAGTGTCACTCAATGGAGGTAAGAAGGTTGTCATCCTTGATGAATTTGATTATTCAAACGCTAACTCTATCCAACCCGCACTTCGGGGAGCGATTGAGGAATTTGCTGATAATTGCCGCTTTATACTGACATGCAACTACAAGAATCGAATCATTGAACCGATTCATTCTCGATGCACCAATGTAGAGTTCCGCATTCCAGCGAAGGAGAAGCCGTCTATCGCTTCGCAGATGATGAAGCGTTGTGGATCTATTCTTGACGGGGAGGGGATCAAATACGATCCTAAAGTCCTTGCCGAACTGATCATGCGATACTTCCCAGACTTCCGACGAGTTATCAATGAACTCCAGCGATATTCTGTTGCTGGTGAGATTGATGTTGGCATTTTGAGCCGCATCGGTGAGATCCATGTCAGCGATCTGATGACTCACATGAAGGAGAAAAACTTCAAGGAGGCACGAAAGTGGGTTGTTTCTAATCTGGACAACTCTCCAACGGACTTGTTTCGGAAAATCTATGAGTCTTTGTATACAAGTCTAAAGGATGCCTCTATCCCACAAGCAATCGTTATCATCGGTGAGTATCAATACAAAGCGGCTCATGTTGCCGATCAAGAGATCAATATGACTGCGTGTATCGTCGAACTTATGTCATCTTGTGAGTTCAAATGACCGTATTTCCTAAATACGGGGACATATGATGGAGAAATGATGAATCTAAGCGAAACACTAAATTCACTTAACTATAATAAAGATAACTTGATAGAGAAGGGTATCCTTGCGGAATCTGATTATCTTCCTTTTATCGTGAACAAGTGTCTATCATATTTCACTGATACTGTGTTGTTCGTGAACGAGATGAACAGGTTTTCTGACTTACCAAAAAGAATGCAATATGATTATATCTTGCATTCGATTAGAAAACGAAAACGATTTTCCCGATGGGAAAAAAATAATAAGTCAAAAAAATTCCTATTGGTGAAAGAGTATTATCAATACTCAGATTCCAAGACAGAGGAAGTAGTGGATCTAATCTCTGACGATCAAGTAAAAGAAATAAAAAAACTTTTAGAAACCGGAGAGAGAAAGTGAATGAGGAAGATGACATATTTAACGGGTTGGGCATTGAGGTTTCACTGAAAGAACGTGACGATTTCTTAAAAATAAAAGAGACACTAACACGCATAGGTGTTTCCTCCCGTAAAGAAAAAAAGTTGTATCAATCATGCCACATCTTACACAAGAGAGGCAGATACGTCATTTTACATTTCAAAGAACTTTTTGAGTTGGATGGTTTAAAAAGTGATGTGTCCGAGGAAGACATCGCAAGAAGAAATACCATTGTCGGACTTTTAGAACAATGGGATCTTCTTGATGTTTTGGAAGAGGATGATGCGTTAGAGCCAAAGTTAAGTTTAGCAAAAATGAAAATTATCCCGTTCAAAGAAAAAGGTGAGTGGGAACTTATTCCAAAATATCACATTGGAAAGAAAAAATGAATCTAGAGATAGTGAGTTTTTATAGTGATGTTGATGAGAATACTTATTACTCAGACCATGCAAAAAGACTGATTGGAGAGTGTGATTCTCTCGGACTTCAGTATGATATAAAAGAAAAACCCTCCGCTGGAACATACCAAAAAAATTGTTTGTCAAAGCCACAGTTTATTCTCGATAAGTTATATGAAAAGAGAAAGCCATTCGTTTGGTTAGATATTGACTCATATCTTTTCAAACAACCAGAACTTTTTGATGGGATGGTTGATAGATTCGATATAGGATTTGCAACTTCGATACCCAGCATTGGTGGAATAAAGGCATCACCCCTTTTCATAAACAATACACCAAACTGTGAAGCGTTTTTACAAACATGGTCACACAACGCAGACGCAGCCTTGGCAGAAAACAAAAAACATTTTGATCATGAACCCTTGTTTGCATTAGTCCAACACTTCCAGTCTCAAATGAGAATTGGTTTTGTAGGACCAGAGTATTGTGTTTGGCCTAGATCACAAAATGAAAACACAGTTATCATGATGGGATTATCTGATGTCGATTCTAAAAAAGATAATCTTCGTGCCATGGGTATGGAAGAAGGGAAAATAGAATGGCAATCGGTGGGAACACTTTAATACAGTCAGTTAATTTACACTTTGGAACTGCTCCGTCTAGTTGTGCATTAATGGAGCCAACTGATTTTAAATGGACTAGAGGAAACGAAGATATTCGTGTTTATTGTGAACTGGGTTTAGGAATGAATCCAATTGATAATACACGAAAAAACTTTTTGTGGTTGTCTGAATCTAAAGAGATAGACGCTGCCATATTTGGAAATATACGATCATATCTACCAAAAATAGCAAAGCACTTTAATGGTATTTTGACTCACGAACAAGATATAATTGACGAATATGTCAATGCCGTCTATGTTCCACCCATGAGTAACTACCCGTGGACTGATAAAAAATATTGGGGAGTTCACGAAAAAACAAAAATGATTTCCTGTGTTGCCTCAAGAAAAGCCATGTGTGAAGGACACAGAAATCGTCACAAAATTGTTGACGAATGTTATGATTACATTGATTTGTTTGGTGGCTATAAAGACAGTCTTAAAATTGGAAGTGGAGATTTTAAAACAACATGGCCCGGCAAAGAGGACGCACTTGTTGATTACGCTTTTTCTTTGGTGATTGAAAACGCTGTGTATGATAAGTATTACACAGAAAAAATAACAGACTGCTTTGCAACCGGAACCATTCCAATTTATGTCGGAACAAAAAAAATATGTGAAGATTTTGATTGTAATGGGATTATATTTTATGATAATGTAGAGCAAGTAAAAAATCTAACAATGGACGATTACTTTTCTCGCATAGATAGTGTAGTAGAAAATCATAAACTCGTTTGTAAAATGAAAATATCGGACGATTATATGTTCGAGGGAGTGAAGAAATTTTTATGAAACCAAGTGTATTAAATGGTCACTATATTATTAATGACAATAAAATGAATTTTGATGCTCCGGTTGAAATTCATTTTAATCGGTTTGGTGAATCTTTACATCCACATAAAAACGGGGAAACACATCCGGTCTATCCAATTTCTTTTAGATCATCTGATGCCTTCAAAGTATTTTGTAATTTTACAGAACCAGAAACCTCTGCGTGGTGTGAGTCCCATGAAGTTATTATTGAAAATCACCACAAATATGATTTAATTTTAACTGCGAGAGATGAAATTTTAGAGAAGTGTAGAAACGCAGTATTTTTTCCATATGGAACAACGTGGTTGCACAAAGATGTCGATATTCAGGACAAAAATTCTATTGGGTTTTATCATCCATCAATTGATGAATTGCATGTAGGAAAGACAAATAGCATTTCTTTCATGACCACAAATCATCGTGGTAAAGAGGGATATGAAATTAGACATGGTGTTTGGACAAGGCAGGGTGAAATACAAAATAAAGTATTTTATTCTAGCACACGGTATCCTGTGTCAGAAAATTTTCTACCTGATGATGATAAAAAACATTTATTCAAATCAATGTTCTCAATCGTAGTTGAAAGTAGTAAAGAAGAAAATTACTTTACCGAAAAACTTTGTGACGCTCTTCTGGCAAAAACAATTCCTATCTACTGGGGATGTCCTAACATCGGTGATTTTTTTGATGTTGATGGCATGATAATTTGTAACTCGGTTGATGAAATTATGGACGCATGTAAACGAATTGAAAATGACTCACGTTTGTATGAAAAAATGAAAGACAAAGTTGATTTAAATTTTGAAAAGGCAAAAGAGTATTGCGTTCCTTTGCATGAACGAATGGGTGTTGAGATACAAAAAGGTTTAGATAAAAAAGAAGCCATAATGCATGATGAAATTATTTTGTCTATCGGCATTCTTACGATACCAGAGAGAAGATATTTGTATCTTCGTTTGATGAATCATTTAGAAAAAATTATGTCCGATACTCCACATTTAAAAGGAAAAGTTGAATATGTTGTCGCTCTCGATGAAAAAATTAAAACAGTCGGTGAAAAACGAAATGAAGTTTTAGATCGTGCGAGAGGTAAATATGTTTGTTTTATTGATGATGATGATTTAGTATCTGACGTATATTTCAAAGCACTTGTTGAAACATTAGAAAATCATCCACAAGTTGATTGTGTTGGGTTCAAGGGAATGTATTATGAACACGGGGAACAACAAATGGTTTTCCATCACGCCATCCAAAACGGTGGTCACTGGAAAGATGAAAATGGAATTCAACGACGACCTGTTAATCACTTAAATCCAGTGCGAACCGAGTTTGCCAGAAAAATTAGATTTCCAGAAAAAAGTTTTGGAGAGGACAGTGACTATTGTGATAGGTTACTTGATTCTGGGCTTATTAAGTCCGAGGCATTTATTGATTTAATTTTATATCATTATCTTTTTGATAGAGAAATTTCTGCTACACAGGGGTAACATTATGAGAAGAATTATTAGTTTTTGTTTGTGGGGTGACGCACCTTTGTATAACGTTGGTGCCATCAGAAACGCTGAGTTAGCGGACGTTTATTTTCCAGAGTGGGACTGTCGATTTTATATTGGAGATGATGTCCCCTCTAAAACTATTTACGAATTAAATAGTTTTGATAACACAGAAATTGTAATGATGAATGAATATGAAAATGATTGGCAAGCAAGCATTTGGAGATTTTTTGCAATTGATTTAAATACAGACGTTGAATATGTTATTTTGAGGGACACTGATTGTCGTTTGGGTGAAAGAGAAAAACGAGCAGTTGATGTGTGGATTAATTCTGGAAAAGCGATGCACATCATGAGAGATCATCCATTACACACTCATCCAATATTAGCAGGTATGTGGGGCTGTCATGTCCCAAAGTTTTTTGAAATGTTTAAAAATAAAAAACTCCCCACGGATGGAACAATGAAAGATGTCTATAGTAAATGGTTGGCTCACAGTATGCAAGTGACCGCTGGTGTAAAACAGCCCCCTAACTCAGGTCAAAGATTACATCCAAGAGAGTATAATCAAAAAGGCATTGATCAAGAATTCTTACGTTTTCTTTATGGAATGTTAACTGCCGATGATGTTTTTGTTCACGATAGTTTTCCACACTACAACGCTTTTGGTGGACACCATCCGACAGAAAAAACCGCCGGACAACTTCCGTCCGTTGGGTTCCCAATAAAATTTCAAAAAGGACCACACGAATTTGTCGGCCAAGACTGGAATGAAAATGATGTTCCAACCGCAACCTCTTATCAAGCGATTAAAGACGCATATAAAAGCATTATGATGTGGGATAAAAAGTAGAAGTTTCAATGAAAAAAGTAATATCATTTTCTTTGTGGGAACAAGATAAAGAAACAAGAAGAGCCCAACCTGACATTGAACAATATTTCATCGGTGCTATTCTGAATGCAGATATCGCAAAGAAACACTGGAAAGATTGGACATGTAGATATTATATTGATAGTAGCACAGTTCCCGAATCTCTTATTACAGAGTTTAAATCAAGAGACAATGTTGAGGTTGTTTTGTTTGAAAATAATGAGGGTTATTTTTCTACCTTATGGAGATTTTATGCCATAGGAGATGACCTGGATTATGTAATATGTAGAGACGTTGACTCTAGATTAAATATTAGAGACAAGGCTGCTGTGGATGAGTGGATTTCTAGTAATGAAGATTTTCACATAATGAGAGATCACTGTCAACATACTCGACCAATCGCTGCTGGAATGTTTGGTGCCAAAGGTGGTGTATTGCCTAACATGTCTGAGTTAATAAACATGGCTCGTGTAAAATCTAAACAACAAAATCAACATAACTGGTTTGGAATAGATCAACTGTTTTTAGAAAAAATAATATATCCCTATGTGAAAAAGAGATCGTTAATTCACGATGAATGGACCGATCCAACTCAACTTATTTTTGCGGGAGAGAAAAAAAGACCGTTCCCAATTCCAAGAGAAACGGGGGATGGTTGGTGGGAGAGGGATCTTCCAGAATGGCACAGTGGTATCGAGGATGACGCATACAAGTATCCTCATTGGCAGCCACCGGATGGACCTGGTCATTGTTTTTTAAAGTGTCCCGCTTGCAACATATTTCACGACAACGAATACATAGGTAAACATAGATTTATTACCAGCGATGAAAAGAAAAAGTATGAACACATAATGAAAGATATATTATGAACAAAGTGATTTCAATTAGTTTGTGGGGAGACAACATAGCATACACTATGGGTTCGATTCTTAATGCAGAGATAGCGGAAAAAGAGTGGCCTGATTGGACTTGTAGATTTTATGTTGGTCCCGATGTTCCAACTCCTATTATCGAAAATTTGGAGTTCAGAGAAAACGTTGAGGTCATTGAAACAAACGAAAACGTTGGGTGGAGAGGAATGTTTTGGAGATTTCTGGCAGCAGAAGATCCAGAGGTTGATGTAATGATTTCTCGTGATGCAGATTCTCGTTTAAGTATACGAGATAAAGCAGCGGTAGATGAGTGGTTAGAAAGCGGAAAACCCTTTCACATAATGAGAGATGGATGTCAACACGCTTGGAAAATTTGTGGTGGTCTATGGGGTTGTCGAGGCAACTACATTAAGAACATGAAAGAGTTGATACTAAACTATGTTAAACACGATCCACACAATAATCATGGCTGCGATCAGAGATTTTTAAAAACTCTATATGATCAGGTTGTTCGTGATGCTTTTGTTCATGACGATTGGCATATATTCCCCGTCGAGGAAAGACATCCTTTTCCGATCCCAAGATTTAGAGGTGACAAATGGTGGGAAAATACTTTCCCAGAGTGGCATCATGGTATAGAAGATGATGCGGAGAGATTTCCTTATTGGCAACCACCAGAGGGACCAGGTCATTGTCCCTTAAAATGTTCCTCGTGTGGTCAGTTTCATGACAATGATTACCTCGGAAAAGTTATTTTCATAACTGAAAAAGAAAAAGAAAGATATGAGAAAATATTGAAAGGTGTAAACGATGAAAATAGATAAAGTTATTTTTTCTACCTCGGTGGAATATAGTTCCTTCTGGAACATACAATCTCAAGTGTTTAAGGAAGCCCTCGGCATTGAGCCTGTTTGTTTGTTGTTTGGTAAAAAAAACGACACCAACATGCACGAAAAATATGGTGAAGTTATTGAACGGGAGTTTGACGAAAATTTACCAAAAGTGATTCAAATTACTTGGTCGAAATATGATTTTCCAAAGACTGAAGAGGAAACAACTTGGATGCTTGGTGACATTGATATGATCCCACTAAATAAGCAATATTTCACAGATAACATTTCTGAATTTGAAGAAAACTCATATCTACATTTAAATTTTGCTGGAATATCAAAACCGAGAAGAGGAACCTTGGATGCGTTTCTTCAGGAGGGATCACAAGCACATGCGAGAGCGGCTGGGAGTAAAACTACTGGAGCCGATCTTGCCGGACACTACCATGTTTCTAAAGGGAAAAATTTCGTTCGTTGTTTTGATCTTGATCGTCCATTTAATGAACAGGTTTCTTTTATAACCGAGTCCCATAAGTATGGTTTAGGTCCAGCGGATGGTGGACATTCTGATATTGACTGGTATTATTGGTGTGCCGAAGAAAGTTATTCATCAGAAAGAATTTTTGATATGATTCGTGAGAAAAAATTACACTTTAACGGTGTTTGTTATGATAACTCAAGACAACGTGTAGATAGAAGTGTTTGGGACGAATCAATTATGGACTATCGTTACTCACCCGATCTTCTAAGGCAAAAACAAATTGTTGATATTCATTGTGAACGACCATACGAAAAGCAAGAAGAGGCAATGATGCGAGTTATTGAACTCTCTGGTATTCTTGAATGAACAATGTCTTTTTGATTTCTGGCAGTTCAGGCGTTGGTAAAACAACGTTCTCGAACTTGTTAGCGATGTATCTCGATCCCCACCAAACCATTCACGTTTGTGGGGACGATTTACATAAGTGGGAACGGGGACACAAAAAATGGAGTGATCACACTCACTTAGATCCGAACGCAAACAACTTAGATAAAGGTTTTAGTGATATTCATAATTTATTTCTTGGCAAACAAATTAAAAGAAAACACTACAACCACAATACAGGTAAGTTTGATCCCGAGTCCACTATAAAACCAAAATCAAATATAATTTATGAGGGACTGCACTCTCTTTTTGACACAAGAGTAAATAAAATTTCTAAGTTTAAAGTGTATGTTGACACAGATCCTGAACTAAAAAAACAGTGGAAAATGAGCAGAGATACACAGAGGAGAGGTTATACTAAAAAACAAGTCGAAGACGTTCTTGTTCGTCGAGAAAAAGACGAGAGAATGTATATCACTCCACAAAAAGAAAACGCAGATATAATTGTTCGTTTCGAGGAGAGAAAAGATGGCATGGTTCACCTCGAATACGAGACAAAAACAAAACAACATGAAACGATGATGCGGGATATTAAAAAACTTTACGATGCACATCGTGATTTTTTGTTCCTATGTAAGAGATCGTCGTTTGAACACGATCTCATTCAATCGGCGGGCGGTAACGTATCATATAAATTTAAAGATAAATTAATCATAACATCTTCTGGAACACAAATGCAAGATGTTCTCATGTTAGATGGATTTACAATATGTGATCGTGATGGGAACTCTCTGATTGAGGAGCAAAAACGGCCATCTATGGAGGTAGGATTTCATAGTAAGATAGAATCTAAATTTGTTTTTCACACACATCCGATATACTTGAACTCAGTTTTATGTTCTCAAGAATCTAAAGAAATTATAAATGAAATTTTGAAAGATTATGACTATGATTACATTCAGTATGTTACCCCCGGAAAGGAGTTGTCGGAGTCATTTAAAAAGAGAGCAGACATAAAAATAATTTTACTTGAGAATCACGGTCTTATTTGTTGTGGTGACTCGGCGTGTGATGTGTTCAATTTATCCATGAAAATAAATCATTTGTGCAAAGAGTGGTTGATTCGTAAGTCTAAAACTTTTAAAACATTCGGTGTTGAGCAATTACAAATTGACACCTCCTGTTTTCTTTTTCCTGACGCAGTTGTGTTGAATGATGACATGAAAAAAATCAATCAATATATGCTATACATACAAAGAGATGTGGGTTTGACTCCTAACTGTATGAGTGAAACTGAGGTTACTAAGTTATTGAATATGGAAGAAGAAAAATACAGGAAGGCTCTTCATGAAGATTATTGTTCCGATGGCAGGGACGGGTAATCGCTTCGTTCAAGCGGGTTACACCGATCCAAAACCTCTTATTAAAGTTATGGGTAAAAGAGTTATCGAGTATATTCTCGATGCCTTTTCTGATGAGGATGAATTTGTTTTCATTTGTAACGAGAAGCATTTACAAGAAACAGATATGGAAAAAATTCTACTTGAGTTGAAACCAAACTCAAAGGTAGTTTCGATGCCTCTTCACAAATACGGTCCTGTTTATACAGTCCAACAAGTTTACGATGATATCGTGGATGACGAAGAGGTTATCGTTACTTATTGTGATAATCCTTTTGTGTGGGATCGTGATGATTTTACAAAATATGTTGATGATAATAACTTAGATGGATGCGTTCTTTCACATTCTGGTTTTCATCCGCACACTCTCAACAACACAAAGATGGCATTCATGAAAATGGATGGTGGCATGCTTGAGGAAATCAAAGAGAAAGAGTGTTACACGGATGATCCAATGAGCGAACATGCCTCAACGGGAACGTATTACTTTAAAAAAGGCTCATACATCAAAAAGTATTTCGACGAAGCAGTTGAAAAAAACATCAACTATAATGGTGAATTTTATGTAACGCTCGTGTATAATCTTCTTGTTCAAGATGGACTGAGAGTTAGTTGTTATGATACACCATTCGCTTTGGTTATGGGAACACCAGAGGAAGTTGAAAATATGGAAGCGTGGAAAAGTATCATTGAAAAGGGACAGGTCAAAACACAAAAAGACCTTGTGAGTTGTTATCGTTATTGGAAAACTTTTAATGAAAATCATTTACGTTGATATTGATGAAACTATTTGTGATACTCCCGGCGATGACGTAAGGGATTATTACTCTTCGACACCAAGACCAGAAACCATTCTTAAAGTAAATAAACTTTATGATGATGGCAATCGAATTGTGTATTGGACAGCAAGAGGTAGCAGATCCGGAAAAGATTGGTATAAATTAACGGAAAGTCAATTAGAATCGTGGGGTGCAAAGTATCACGAACTTCGGTGTGACAAACCATATTATGACGTTTTTTACGATGATAAAAACATGAGACCGGACGAACTATGATTTTTATTTCACATAGAGGGAACTTAGACGGACTTAATCCTGATCGGGAAAATAGTCCCGACTATATTGATGAAGCGATCAAACTTGGTTTTGATGTTGAGATTGATGTCAGAACAAAAGATGGAGAACTTTGGTTAGGACACGATGAACCACAATACAAAGTCAGTGAGATGTGGTTGTTAGAAAGACAGGTAAACCTTTGGTTACACGCAAAGGACTATGAATCGCTTGGTTTTTTAAATACAACTTCGCTCGAACACTTTTGGCATGAGAGAGATCGGTTTACCATAACGAGTCACGGATATATTTGGTCCCATGATTTTGGTGAAAAAATGAACTGTCGATGTGTAATTCCTTTGTTGTCTCTTGAGGAAGTTGAAAATTACAAACAAAGAAATTTTTATGCGGTTTGCTCTGATTTTGTTTTTGCATGTAAGGAAAAATTTAGATGAAGAAATACTTGGTAACTGGTGGTGCGGGTTTTATTGGTTCACATATTGTTGACAATTTGGTTGACGCAGGACACGGTGTTGTTGTGATTGATGATGAGTCCTCGGAGTCACACAAATATTTTCATTACAATAATAAAGCAAAGTATTACAAATATGACATTTGCGATCATGATTTGATCAAAGGTCTTTTTAATAACGTTGATACTGTTTTTCACTTGGCGGCAGAATCCAGAATTCAACCGGCGATTAAAAATCCGCTGAAGGCAGTTAGAACAAACGCATACGGAACTTGCTCTATTCTACAAGCGGCAAGAGAGGCCGGAGTGCGACGAGTTGTTTACTCATCAACATCATCTGCGTATGGTTTAAAAAATAAAATTCCTAACGTTGAAACTCAGTCAGATGATTGTTTGAATCCATATTCAGTATCAAAAGTATCAGGTGAAAAACTATGCAAAATGTATTCTGATTTGTTTGGATTGGAAACGGTCGTGTTTAGATACTTTAATGTTTATGGCGAACGTCAACCAACGAGAGGTCAATATGCTCCGGTGATTGGTTTATTTTTAGAACAATTGAAAAAGGGACAACCACTTACAATTGTTCCGGACGGAGAGCAACGAAGAGACTTCACTCATGTTTCTGATGTAGTTAGTGCAAACATTTTTGCATCCACAATTAAGATGGAAAAATATGGTGAAGTTTTTAATCTCGGAACCGGAATCAATCATTCAGTAAATGAACTTGCCGACTTTATTTCAAAAAATAAAATAATGATTGAACCAAGAGTTGGTGAGTCACGAGAAACTCTCGCAGATATTGAAAAAGTAAAAACCGTTTTGGGTTGGAAACCTAAAGTTAAATTAAAAGATTGGATTGTGAGTCAATTATGAAATTTATTACGATTACCACCACAGGTAATACCGTTTTTTGCATGAACATGATCACTTCTTTACGAAATCACAGTGACTTGCCAGTTGTTGTATATTGTGCTGATGGAGCGAGAGAGGAGTTGGAATTTAATTATGATATTCCTGATTACGTTGAACTAAGGGAACTTAACTCTGATATAAAGGAACACAATCGCTATGGAACGGATAACTTTATAAATATCTCGTTTAAAAAAATAGAAGCACTGTATAATGAAATTATTGAAAATGATACTGATGATTTTGTTTTGGTTGATACCGATGTGGTTTTTACGAGTGATCCGTCAGAAAAACTTTTTGAAATCGCACGAACTACTAATTTTGAGATGGTTTTTCAAACAGACAAACCGACAGGACAGCACATTTGCACCGGCTTCTTTTACGTCCGAAACAATGACAATGTGAAAAATTTTCTTGAAGAGTATTTAAGTTTGGTTTCACATGCAAAAGAAACAGAGAGTCACAAAACAGAGTGGAAAGAGGTGCATGATCAAACTTTGATGAACTGGATTCTTCTCGGAAAAATTCAAATAAATAAAGATGTGAGATGGACCACATTTCCAACGTCGTTCGCAACAAACGGACATTTATATTTTAGTGTGAGTGAGCGACACGGCTCAGAAACAGTTGTTCACGCAAATTTTTGTGTTGGACAAGAAATCAAACTCGAAAGATTAAAAACGAACAATTTATGGTTCATGGGAGACAGTGATGAGTAAACCGACAGTAACGCTTTGTATGATTGTTAAAGACGAGTCTCATATTATTCAAGACTGTCTTAAGTCAGTCGCTCCTTTCATTGACAGATACGATATCACAGATACGGGATCAACCGATGGAACTCAAGACTTAATTAAAAAAACGTTTGATGAACTTGGTATTCCCGGCGATGTTCACCAGTCAGACTGGAAGGGTTTCGGGAAGTCTAGATCCGAATCATTAGAAAACTGTGAAGAAAAAGCAGACTATGGTTTAATTATTGATGCCGATGATTACATCACGGGTGAGTTGCCGATTCCACCACTAGATCCAAATGTTGATGGATACTCACTAAGAATTAGTCGTGGTGAGTTTACTTGGTGGAGAACACAACTTGTCAAACTTTCTAGTCAATGGCATTACGTTGGTGTTCTTCATGAATATGCTGGAATAAAAACAAAACCACAACCTAATGTTATAAAATTAGATGGTAATTATAAGATCAATGCACGAACAGAGGGTGCGAGAAACGTTGGCATTGATCCTATTGAAAAATACAGTAAAGACGCAGACGTTCTTCTTTCGGCACTTACAAATGAAGAAGATCCAAACTATGAGCCGGACAATGAAAGATATAAATTTTATCTCGCTCAATCATATTTTGATTCTCAACAATGGGAAAAAGCGGAGGAGTGGTATCAAAAGCGAGCAGATGCTGGTGGATGGCCCGAAGAAGTTTTTTACTCCCTGATGCGTGTCGGTATGTGTAAAGCAATCTTAGGACAATCGACAGGAGAGATTATTCACGCATTCTTACTTGCACATCACGCAAGACCCACAAGAGCAGAGCCACTTTATCATATTGCAAGAACATATCGTGAGATTCTTGAAATGCCTGCTGTAGGATACATTTTTGCAAAACGAGCAGCAGAGTTACCTTATCCAAAAGATGACATTTTATTCATCGCTCAAGACACATATACTTGGCAAGCGTTGGATGAACTTGCAACGTGTGCCCACTCTGTCGGTGATATTCATATTGGACTCGCTGCATCACAAAAACTGTTGTCAGAGGGACATTTACCACAAGAGCAAGTCGAACGTGTGACGGGTAACTACAAAATATATCATCAACTCGTATCGCAATATCAAGCACATATCGCACAAGAACAGCAAGCAAAAGACCTTCAGCAAAAAATGGAAAAGAAGCATCAAAAAGAAGAGAGAAAAAATAGAGTGAAAAAGCCAACCAAGCAAAAATCAAGAAAACAAAAAGTTAAATAAATAACTTTATGAAGAGATTTCTGGATTTTAATAAAAGAGACGACGATCTTCAGATTGTATATGAATCTGTTGAGACTGTCGTTGAACCACCTAAACCAGAAATTATTGAAAAGGTAATTGAAACAAAAGAAATAACAGAGGTTGTGACTTTGCCCGGAACCCCAGGCGCTATGGGACCGATTGGGCCTGTCGGTGATCGTGGCTCACAAGGACTGCAAGGTGTTCAAGGTGAAAGAGGTGGTCTTGGTGAGCAAGGACCGCAGGGTGAACAAGGAATCCAAGGTGAGCAGGGTCCTATCGGTCCACAAGGTGAACGAGGTGAACAAGGACCGCAAGGAGAAATCGGCCCACAAGGTGAACAAGGAGTTCAGGGTCCAAAGGGAGACAAAGGTGACGCGGGTGAGCAAGGTCCACAAGGCATTGCCGGTGTTGCCGGTAAGGACGGTCAAGCGGGACAGGACGGGAGAGATGGCGCGAAAGGACTTCAAGGACCGAGAGGTGAAAGAGGTCCAAGAGGATCCAAAGGACAAAAAGGTGATCCCGGTCCAGCCGGGCCTGCTGGATCTGATGGGGAGCAAGGTGTAAAGGGAGACAAAGGTGATTCCGGTGATCTCTCTACAATCTCTGCTAAGTATCCTCTGATATATGATGAGGAAAAAGGTAAACTTGAGTTCGACACAAAAAAATTAGAAAGTGTTGTTTCAAAACTTTCCGGAATCGGAAACGCACAAAACCTTGCTAAATACATGAGTGCTGGTGGTGGTGCCGTTGGTATCATGAAAGATCGAGCAATTGTAATTAAATCAGTAAATGATATTAATTTCAAGGGTTCAAACATTACGGTTTCGAGAAAAGGAAAACAAGTTGATGTTGAAGTTTCGGACGCAGGATTATTTTCAAGTGGAGAAAATCCACCAGCAAGTCCCTCCGCAGGAGATAGATGGTATGACACGACAAACGCAATTTTGTTCACACGATTCGATGATCACTGGGTGGAACTCTAATGGGTATTGATTTTCCAAATAGTCCAAGTTCTGGTGACACCTACACATACGAAGGTGAAACATATCGCTATAACGGTGTGGCCTTTGTTAAAGTTCGTGACAGAGTTACAACATTCAACGGTGTGACTGGTGCAATCGTCGGTGTCACTTCCGTTCAAGGCAAGACGGGTGATGTAACACTTACCGACCTTGAAATCACACACGGTGTCGAAACATTCAACGGGTTAAGCGGCAGCATCGACACAACCTTACTTACTCTTCCTGTAACTGGTATATCTGGAGCGGCAGGTATCACATTTAGTGACGGAACCTTCCAACCAACAGCGTCTCGCAGTGGGTTTAGATATACAATGGTTTCCTCTGGATCTGGTCTTGGCACTCCGAGTTCAGGACACATGGATATTGACAAATCAAGTGAGGTTGACACATTATCAATCAATCACACAGACAAAGAGGGAAATAATCTCAAGCCTCTGTTTGAAAAACTCAGAGATAATGGTGGATATCTTGAAATAATGACGGGTGATTTTTCACAGGCTGCTGCAATCGCAATTGAATCTCAGAGTGGTGATGATTCCATCGTCAATTCCGGTGAAACCACGATTACTGTAGGTGCCAGCACCTCCACAGTTCAGGCTGAATTCGATATCGAACAGGGTTTGGATCAAGTAAGTATCACTGATATTTACCTAAGAATTGTTCCGAACGCAGCAAACTTTATTCGTTCGTTTAATGGTATTACTGGCTCTGTTGACACATCAACTCTTAGTTTAAGTGTTGCGGGAATCACTGCCTCCAGCGGTATTAGTTGTGAAGGTGGTATTTTACTCGCTGGTGATCTTGTTTTCTCAAACGGTGAAGTGATTCGCAATAGTCCTGACGGTTCAATTCAAATTGTTCCAAGCGATGAAGGTGGAAATCACTTTGGTATTGAAATTGACGCAACCGAATGGGGATTCGGTCCTGTTATCAATGTGATTGATGAATCAGGCACACAAGTAACCAAAGCAATTAGACTTGACACTGATATTACTTTTTCTGACACAAATGTTCCAGACGGCTCACCTGCTAGATTGATGTTCGGCAATGCCTCGGACAGAGGGTTTCAACAGAACAATAATAATGATGGAACGGTGATGTTTGGTGTGAATGGGAACAACGGTCACTTTGCCGTGGGTAGAAAAGCAGACCTTGCTGATGGTGATCGTTCAATGTCTACAGATGATAAATCTGCACTCAGCATGACAAACCCTCAATTCCTTGTTTACTCCGCTGATTCGACTGATGCGAATGATTACCTTCGCATTGAACACGATCAGACAGATGCTAATATTTACTCTGGTAATGGTGGTATTAACTTAGTTCCTTTGAGCGGCGCTGTTGGTATCTCTGGTGGTGGTCTTAATATCAAAGCAAACGGTATCACTTTCGCTGACGGAACATTCTTGTCGTCTGAAGCCCAAATCGCTTTCAAGAACGAATCAAACACCTTTACAGACAATCAATTCATCACAGCGGGTAAAGGCATTGGAGCAAATGGACTGGATCTTGGTATCAGATTTGATGCAAATCAAGTTGTTGTCATTGGTGATCCTGAAGATTCCTCCAACTCTGTGAAACTTACTGTTGATGATAATGATGGTGTTGTCAAAGTTGAAAATGCAGATTTTGATATACCAACTAGTATTCGACATCTAGGAGATACAAACACAAAAATTCAATTTGGAACTGACACGGTTGATTTTGATGCTGGTGGCAGAGAGGGTATGAAACTCACTGCGACAGAGACACAATTCAATGACGGAATCCGAATCACATCCGCTGGTATCACCTTTGCCGATAGCACTCATCAAAAAGGTGCAGCAAAAGATGTTGGAACGTTTACCATCTCTGCATCCTCTGCCATTTCAACTGGTGCGAAAGCAGACGCTCTTCATCGCATTCCATACAACGCAACACTCACCAAGTTTGAACTGAAGTCTAAAGCAGCGGGTGGTATGACAGCAGCAGTTTACATCGCTGGTGCTGACTTTGGTAATCCAACAAACGCTTTCATCACTGGAGCGACAGCGGAAACCACCGGAGTCACAGGGGAAACCACAACCTTTGGAACGGCATCCGTGAGCGAGGGTGATTTTGTTTATCTTCATGTTCTAGCAAATGCCTCTGGCGCAACCGCAGCACAAGCATTTGTATCTTACGAAACGAGGTAATGAATGGCACTCACTAATGTTTATTATTCACCATCGGGAGCAGGTTCACAAGACGGATCATCTGCTGCAAACGCAAAGGCAGCAATCACAGGAACTTCGTGGACAACTGACATCGAAGGGGAAACACGACAAAACACTCGTTGGATTTTTCTTGCTGGAACCTACACTGTAACCGAGGAGTTAGTCCCGACATCCACCGACCCGAACGCAGACAATCCACACTTCTGGGTTGGTGCAGATGCAAGTGGTAATCTTCTTGAGCCAAAGTGGTCTGATGATTCACAGGCACATCTCGACACCAAAGACTATCCACAGATTATCCGAACGAACAACGGAACGATTTTTGATGGTGCTGGAACATCCACGGTTTACAAATGTTTGCATTTAGAAAACACAAGCACATCATACAGTCAGGGTGGTGTTCTCAACTCCACCTTTGCTGAGTCACTTCGTAACTTTCATCACGGGTTGTTTATGAAGTTTGGTGCAAATGCAAGTGCGGGCAACAACAACGCACGGGTTCACTCCAACTTTGGTGCAAAGTGTGTGATGTGTGAGTTTGTTGCGGGCGGAACAAAGTTAGATACGATGGTTCAGAATGGCGGAACACATTACAGCACGCTCATCAACTGCCGACTCTACGGATCAGGGACATCAGGTAGTGGAAACGGAAACGGTGTCAAGTGCGATACCATTTCACCAATCATTATAAACTGCGTGATTGACAATCTACACGGCAACGGCATCGCTGACTTGTCAACAACAGAGGGTAGAAATGGAACATTTTTTAGTAATACGATTACTCGTATGGGTGGAAATGGTGTTGACTCTGATGCCGCTGCTCAAACACAAGGTGGTGTGTTGGTGGAAAACAATGTCATTTACGATGTTGGTGGCTTTGCCGTTACTGCGAATGCAAACGATGATGATAGACTGCTCGGTTCACAGATTGGTATTGGCGATGCAACATCTGGAAACTTTCAGAACCTTGATGAATA